GTAAATTACCTGATCCGCAGAAGCCAAACAATAAAGTAGTTACCTTGTATCCTAAGAAAATAATTAACACGATGTTAGGGTACTTTGCATCTATGCCACTTGCTTATGTGTCACAATCAGGTAATCAAAATTTCTTGAATGATTTAAAGATAATTAACTATATAAATAATGAGGAAGATACAAACGCTGAAATTATTAAGACATTTTCCATATACGGCAAATGCTATGAACTGTACTTTATTGATAGGAATGGCAACATACGATTCAATCATTACAGTCCACTCGAAATGTATATAGAAAGAGATAGTAAGAATAATATTCTCTTTGGTTTACGTTATTGGGAATTGAAAAAAGATGATAATTCAAAGGAAATAAAAGTTGAAGTGTATGATAAAAATGGAATTTATCATTTTATTTCTAATGATGGTGGGAAAACATACGTTTCAGATAAAAATGAAAATGATCTTGAGCATTATTTTGGTGAAGTTCCAATTACTATTTACCTAAACAATGAAGAAGAACAAGGCGATTTTGAGGAAATTATTACTCAAGTAGATGCAATAAACACCTTACTTTCTGATGCTATTAATAGTAATGAAAGTTTTGTTAATGCGTACTTAATTTTGGCAGGGTATAAAGCCACAGAAAAAGAAGACATTGAACAAATGAAGCAAGATGGAGTACTTTTATTGGATGATGTTGGGCAAGCCAAGTTTTTAACGAAAGATGCTAATGCAGAATTTCAAAATAATTTATACGAAACACTTGATCATTTAATTCATGAGCAATCAGATACTCCTCGATTAACTTCTTCTAAATTCTCCAGTAACCTAAGTGGGCAAGCTCTTAAATTTCACCTTTTCGGACTTGAAACAAAGAGCAGTATGAAGGAACGTAAGATGGAAAAGGCATTAAGGAAACGTATTCGTATGATTGTAACCATGTTAAATAAACAAGGTAAGGAATACATTCCTTCTGACATTACATTTAAATTTTCTAGAGATATCCCAGCAGATGAGGCAGCTATTACAGATCAAATTGCTAAATTAGTCAATATAGTACCCCTAGAAACTCTCCTTTCATGGCATCCAAAGATCCAAGAACCTTCATTAGAAATTAAAAAATTGAAAAATGGATTAGATTCTACTGGTTTAGATGCTGATTTAAGAAATAGAAATCAACAAATGTTAGGTAATAATAATGGCTCTGAATGATGATTTATTAAAGATTTTAGAAGATCTATTAGGGGAATCTGATAATGATTACGATGTTGTCTTAAAGCAGTATAAAAACAGTAAGAATAAATTGAAACAATTAGTTGCTCAATTATATATGGATCATTCAGAAGATGGAGTTATTGATTACAACCAAGTTTATATGACTGGTGTTATTGATAAGTTTGAGGAGCAAGTTGATGAAGAACTAAATAATATTGCTACTCTTGAAGTTGTAACAATGACAGCAATTATTGGTGCAGCTTTTACGCAATCTTATTATAGAAGTGCTTTCACATTAGAGCAGAATATAGGTTTTGGCATTAATTTTGATCGTGTAAATGATTCTATACTTGATGGGTTCATTAATAATGATTGGTCAGGTGCTCATTATTCTGAACGAATATGGATGAATCAACAGGCACTAAAAGAAGCTTTGTCAACTAATCTAGAACGCGGAATTCGTGAAGGTCATAAGCTTGATAAGATTGCAAAAGTGTTTGATGAGCAGTTTGATAGTAAAGCTTATCAGTCTCAAAGACTTGTAAGGACTGAGACTGCTCATATCATTACTGAGTCTCGTGAAAAGATTTATGAAGAGAATGGGATTCAACAAGTTCAATGGTTAGCCACTCTTGAAGCTAATACATGTGCTGATTGTGCTGAATTAGATGGACAAATATTTGATCTTAATGATTCTATGCGTCCTATCGTTCCTTTTCATCCAAATTGTAAATGCGATATTGTACCAGTAGTTGAAGGTGGTACGAATATCAGAAAAGATAATGAAACAAAAGAGTACATTTCTTATCAAAACTATAAGGAATGGGCAGAAGCTAATGAAATATAGTCACTTATAGTGGCTTTTTTGTATGTCTTTTTTTATGTTGCAGACGTAAAAGAACAACGTGAAAAACAAAAATATTGCACTTTATGGCTCGTACATAAAGGGTTGGAGGTTATATCTATGACATTAGAAGAAATTAAGAAGTTTTTAGAAGAGAACAAGGATCAAGAAGAAGTAAAAGCATACCTAGAGGGGTTATCTCAAGTAACACCTGAGGGAGTTCAAGCGTTTCTTGATACAGAAGATGGTAAGAAGCTTTTACAACCAAAACTAGATAGTTATTTTACTAAAGGTTTAGACACGTTTAAACAGAAAACTATGCCTCAGCTTATTGAGGATGAAATTGCAAAGCGTAACCCTGCAAATAAGAGTCCAGAGGCTTTAGAGGTTGAAAAGGCTTTAGCAGAGATTGAACGTTGGAAGTCGAAAACAATTCGTGAATCTGTTCGCAATGATGCATTAAAATTTGCAACAGATAATAAATTACCTTCTGAAATCGTTGATTATTTTATCTCTTTGGAAAAAGACGATGATGAAGATGGTACGAAAAGTAAAGAGTCTACAATGTCCAATTTAGAAAGCCTAAAGAACGTTTGGTCAAACAATTTACAGACAGTTGTAAATGAAAAATTAAAGTCGAATGGTTTTACTCCTAAAGATGGAGAGAAGCCAAAAACAATCACTCGTGAACAACTCGAAGGTATGTCCACTGAAGAAGTCAGTGCTTTAGATTGGGAAGTTGTGAGTGAAGCATTAAAAAGTAACTAATTAAGACTTGTATAGCAAGTCTCTTTTTATGTCTTGTTTCGGGCTTTAAGACTTAAAAGATGAAAGCACTATAATAAAAAATTAGAAAAGGTAAAGGTGATATTATTATGTCAGTACAATCATTTATTCCAAGTGTATGGGAAAGTCGTCTATTAACAAACTTCCGAAAGGCTTCTATTGCAGAAGTAATTACTTCAAAACCAGTAAAAATTGAAGGTAATAAGATTATCTTTAATCGTGCTGGAGCAGTAGCAGTTAAAGATTATGAAGGTACAATTTCATGGGATACAGTAAGTACAACTCCTGTAGAGCTAAACATGGATCAAAAGAAATATTTCGCATTTTCAGTTGATGATGTAGATGCCATCCAAAGTGCAGGAGATTTAGTTGATACACATACTTCAGAAGCTTCAGCTTCACTTCAAGAAACAGTAGATAAGTTTATTCTTGGTCTATACACTGGAGCACATGCTGATAATGTGATTGGTGATGATACAACTCCAGTAACATTAAGTAAAACTAACATTTATGATACTATCGTTGACTTAGGAACAAAGCTTTCTAAAAAGAAAGTACCTAAATCAGACCGTTTTGTTGTAATTAATGCTGAGGCGCTTGGTCTTCTTTCTAAGGATGATCGTTTTACAAAAAATCCAACAGTATTAGAAAATGGAATAGTGGAGGGGCAACGAATCAATGGCTTGCAAGTAGTTGTTTCAGAAGAAATTGCTACTAATGCTAATGGTGATTACAAATTCCTTGCTCTTCATAAATCTGCTATTGGACATGGTAAGCAACTTGATAAAACTGAAGCTATGCGTCTGGAATCCACTATGGCTGATGGAGTACGTGGACTTATGGTTTACGGAAGTGAAGTAATTCGTTCTGAGGCACTAGCAGTACTTACAGCAACAGTTTAATCAAATACATAACTGAAGGGATAGGGCTTAATGCTCTATCTCTTTTTATATAGTAAGGAGTTGATGTGAATTGAAGTTTAAAAATAAGCTAACTGGTCTTGTTTGGGATGTTGTAGATGCTGATCATATCAAGCGTTGTACGAAAGATGCTAATTATGAAGAGGTGAAGGCAGTAAAGCCTAAGCCGACAAGTAAACCAACAACTAAACGAGTCAGTAAAGTAAAACAAAAGGAATAGAGGTGTGATACATGCCTACTATTGAAAATATCAAAGTATTGTTAGATATTGCAGCAGATGATACAAGTGAGGATAATATTCTATCACTTTATTTATCCAGAGCAACAAACCAAGTCTTGAAATATTGCAATGTAACAGAGCTTGATTCTACTCTTGATGAATTAGCTGAGGATATTTCTATTTTTAATTACCGTAATAAGGGTGTTGAAAATATTGTATCTGAGGGTAAGGGTAGTTTGAGTGAATCTTATAGGGATGATCTTCCTCCTGATATTGTTCGTAGGTTGAATGAAAACAGAAGGATGAAGTTTGTATGAGACTTACTAAAACTCTATATATCGTTACTGAGGAGCAGGGTGAAATTATTGGTTACACATCTATAGGTCAGCCAATTTATGATGATACTCAAATAGTTAAAACCCCGTTTAAGGGTGACGTTGAACCGTATTCCAATACTTTAGCTGAGCATACATATGGTGTTTATGTAGAATGTACGAATCGTGTATTCTGCAAACCTAACGACAAGCTAAAGATTCTTTCAGATATAGAATATCAAGAAGAGCCGTACAAGGTTACGGAAATCATGAAATATGATAAACATTACGAAGTCCTCATTCGAAAGGGGGCTAATTAATGAAGAATTTCAAATTTCAGCAAGCTATCAAAGACGTAAGAAATCAACGTGAAAAAGTAGCTAATGAGATTAGTATGTTGATGGAAAGAGAGTCGAAAATGCGGAGTCCAGTCGGAGAGACAGGCAATTTGCGTAGAAATACTAATTCAGAAGTTGATCATAAAGAAAATCAAAGTGATATTACAGTTGGAACCTCAAATGTTGAATATGCTGAGGTGGTACACGAGGGTTCAGTTGTTCGTAATATTACAGCTCAGCCATATATACGTGATGCAATTGAGCAAAACCAAGGTAATATGCAACAGATGATTGCTAAGGGGATGACTCCTAAGTGATTACAACTTTCTTTCAATACCTAACTTCTGATGAAAAATTAAGTGAACTACTCAATCACTATCCATATGAGAATAAGTTGAAAATATTCTTTATGAGACCACAAGTTTTTAATAAAGATCAAGAGAATGAAAAGGGAAGCTTTGTAGACTACCCATATGTTGTTTATAATCTTGTACCTTTCTCTCACAACATTGTCACGAATGAGTACCGTGTGCAATTAACAATCGTAACAGATAAGGAAGAAGAGCTTAGTAACATTTCAAATAGATTAGTTGAATTAATGGATTTTAGCAAAGCAAATGTAGAGCGACCATCAACAACTGTTAATAATACGGTTATTTTAAACTCTCAACTTATGACAGGTGGGAGTTTATTTTTTCATGAAAGCGAAAATGTATTCGAACAGATTAACTATTTTATTGTAAAAACGAAAGGATGATTAATTAATGTCACAAGAAATTTTATTTGGTACAGGTGAACTTTTTATTGTTGCGGAGGATGAAACAGAAACTAAGGTTGGTGAAAGTAGTGGTGAAGCTACATTAAATGCCTCTAACGAATTCACAGATGTAAGGGGTGGAGTTAAGAATCAGATTATTGGAAGCTTCATGACATCGGAAACTGTTATTTTTAATGCTGGAATCGTGACTTATGATCTTAAAAATATCAGTGAATTTATGGCAGGATATTTTAGTGAAGATACAACAGCAGGGACTCGCACACTAGGAATTGGCGGTAAACGAACTGTTCCTATTAAGCGATTACGTTTTGTCCATACGAAAGAAGATGGAAAGACTATTACTCTAGAGATGCATAGAGCACAAAATCGTAGTGGTCTTCAATGGACATTTAATGCTGAAGAAGCAACTGCCTTTGATTTTGAATTTACATTATTAGCTGATACAACAAAATCAGATGGAAACATCGTAACAATCACTGAAGAAATCTAAGAGGAGGGGAAACCCTTCTTTTTTTTATTTACACAAAAAATATCAAACAATTATAAGGAGTGTATTATATGTCAAAAATTATTGATCTTTCTTTAGTAACACAAGAACAGTTAATTTTAAAATTCGGTGAGGATAATATGTTTACTATTCCACCAGAACCGAGTGTGCATCTTGTAAATCAACTTTTAGATTTTGAAGATAAGGCAACGAAAGTAAAAACGAATAAAGCTCAGTTTGGTTTGTTCGTGAAGATGGTTACTTTAATCCTAAGCCAAGACGAATCAAAAGACGTTACAGAGGAATTCGTTGAAAAAAATCTAAGCGTTTCACAAATGAAGCGTGTTGTTGAGATTTATCAAGAAAAAGTAACTGAAAATGCACAGAACCCAAACTAAAAGTGCCGTATCTTCCTTCTAATAAAGGGGATACGGCTTCTTTTAATGATGAGTATGAATTGTTTAGTGACTTCGCTCTATTAGCCTCTTATTATAATTTTCCTCATGATCGTATTCTACAAATGCCTCACAGCCATTTCCTAGCATATATCAAACAATGCCATGTTAAAGAACTACGGAAATCAGAAGAAGGAAGAGAGTATTTAGATAAAGCACGTAGATACATGAATCCAAGAAAAAATGCTGATCTATCTGCTATTAGAGCGTTGACTGGTTACACCACTTCTCAAGCAGAAGGAGGTGAAAACTAATGTCTACATATGATTTAGGTTCCTATCAAGCTAAAATATCCGTTGATAGCTCAGGTCTAGAAAAAGGATTAGCTAATGCTGAAAAAGGCATGAACAACACAGAGAAAAAAGGTTCTAAGATGGGGAAGGTGCTTGGAGGTATCGCTCTAGGAGCTGTCGCAAGTATTGGTGCAGCCCTTGTTGGAATTGGTACAGCTTCTTTCAATGCTGGTCAAGAATTTGAAAAAGCTAGTGGCATTATTAGAGCTGGAACAGGCGCTACTGGTGATGCACTGAATGATTTAGAGGATTCATTTAAGAATGTCTTTAAGGAAGTTCCACAAGATGCGGAGGAAGTAGCTACAGCCTTAGCAGATTTGAACACTCGTACTGGTGAAACTGGTGATGGATTAGAGGATTTAACAAAGCAATATCTTGATTTATCACGTATCAGTGGTGAAGCTTCTGACCAGCTAATTGAATCAGGTTCTCGTGGTTTTGAAGCTTGGGGAATTGGTGCTGAAGAATCTATGGACAAGATGGATCTTTTATGGAATGTTGCACAGACAACAGGTGCTGGTGTGGGTGACTTAATGAGTCAGATGGATAAACACGGTGCCACTATGAGACAAGCAGGAATGGAATATGATGAAGCAGCTACTTTAATGGGGAATCTAGAAGCTAAAGGTTATGATGCAGACAAAGCAATGTCAGCTTTCAGTAAGGGTATTGCTAATATTGCCAAAGAAGGAAAAGACCCAGCCGAAGTATTACCTCAAGTAATAGAAGAGATTGAGAATATGGAAGATGCAGGGGATGCAACCGCTAGAGCAATGGAAATATTCGGTTCTAAAGCAGGACCCGAAATGGCTGAAATGATTAAGTCAGGTGCATTTTCTATTGAGGAATTACAAGATACACTTGCCGACTCTTCTGAAACAATAGATAAAGCTGGTGAAGACACTCTTACTCTTGGTGAACGTTTTCAAATAATGAAAAATAATGCAATGGTTGGACTTATGCCAGTTGGTGAAGTCATGATGAACCTTGCTGAAAAGATTCTTCCAAAGCTTCAAGACGCAATGAATGCAACCTTTGAGTTTATTGCTGGAATCATTGATTTTTTCAGAGAGAAGATTGAGGTTATGCGTTCTGATTCTGATGGAACATTTTCAGCAATGAAAGAAACCATTCAGACAATCATGGAAACCATTGGCGAAATTATTAGCGTTGTTCTAGAACGAGTTTCTGATTTATGGGATAAATACGGTAGCATAATAATCGACTATGTGACAAATACAATGGAAAATGCTAAAACAGTAATATCTGGTGTTCTAGATGTTATTTTAGGTATCGTAAACACTGTTCTAGGTGTTTTAACTGGTGACTGGGATAAAGCATGGGAAGGCATCAAACAAATTGTAGACGGTGTCATGTCTGTAATTGAAGGAGTTATTTCACAGGCTCTTAATGTTATCAAAACGGTGGTGAGCGTAGCTTTAGCATATATCAAAGAGTACTTTTCCACTATTTGGAATGGGATTAGCTCTTTTGTTTCTTCTGTAGTTTCGGGGATAAGTTATACTGTTCGAACAACCTTTGATACCATGAAAAATAGAGTTTCAGAAATCTTTGACAATATCTACTCAACAGCTCAAGAAATCTTTAATAAAATTAAAGATGCAATTACTTCACCAATTACAGAATCAGTCGATGTTGTCCGTACTATGATTGATAGAATTAAGGATGCGTTCAACTTTGAGTGGTCATTACCTAAGTTGAAACTTCCTAAAGTGTCAGTTGATATGAAAAAGAACAGTTTGGGCATTCCTTATCCAGACTTTAATATTGAATGGCACAAAAATGGTGGTTTCTTTGATACACCTACAATCGCTGGTCTTGGTGAAGCAGGAAAAGAAGCAATTGTTCCCTTAGTCGGTAAACAAATGGATCCATTTGCTGATGCTGTTTATCAAAGACTAGCTAAGAGAATTGAAGCTAATAACGTAACCAATTCGAATAGTACAAGTAACGACACTTATAATCATGAATATAAGTTTTATTTCCATGTAGATAAAATGGTTGGTTCAGAAGATGACGTAAACAATATATTTACTAAAGTACATAAGAAATTGAAAGCACGAGGGAAAATATAATATTTTGGCTTATTCATTGGTTCTTCCAGTGGATAAGCCTTTTTTCGTTTAAGGAGATGCAAAAGACATGACAGGACGTATATAATTTCATGTACCACATTACAAAAAATAAGACGTTTTGAGGGTAGGTAAGTGCTGACCTATGTATTTATACTTGAAGCTTATTATCGTTTCTCATATGAGCTATAAAGGGGAAAATCGAACCATATGCACATGTTTTTTAGAGGGGTTTACTCGACTGGTTACTAAGAAGGCGACTAGTGGAGTAAACCCCTTTTTTTGTTTTTTTAGGACTAATTAAACGAAAAAGTTATATATTACTAGTTAAATAGTTCTATTTAAATTGACCGTATGGTAAAATTTTCATATATTACATACTTAAGGAGTGGTCAAAATTAAAAAATTTGTTGTATTACTTGCTTTTTGCTTTTTACTCGCTTCCTGTTCAAGTTCAACAAAGCAATTAAAGGAAACTGAACAGGAAGGAAACGTCGAAAGTATTAATGCGGAAAGTAATGAAGAATTCGATAAAGAACAGGAAGAAATAGATAGTCTTGAAGAAGTAGTAGTCAAATTAATTGAAAACGAGGAATATAAAGAAGTCACTAAAAAACTTAAAAACTATTATAAGAAAAATGAGTATACAGAATTATACAACTACGCATATGCTCTCGCATCAAAAGGAAGTGGAAACACTGATGCATATTTGGACGCTCTAAATGAAATTCCAGACGAGTATAGGGGTGTGCTATCTTCAGAAATAAAAGAAGAAAAAGAGAAATCTAAAGAAATTGAATTGGCGTTGAATGTACCACTATTTGAAAAATTAGAAGAGGATGGATATGTTGTAGAAACGATGAGTTCTTTTAATGGAATAAAAATTAATGATCGGGAATCGGATGTTACAAGTATGCTAATAATTGAGGACATAAAATATGATTTATGTTCTAATGGGAAATTTCCGTATTGTGGGTTTATCGCACTTTCAAATCGAGTGATTCAATTTGAGAATCAGGAAGTAAAGGAAATTTTCATCATTAAAAACGAAAAAGGTGAGGTACTAAATCCAAAAAATGTAGATATATTAGTGAAAGAAGCTGCAAGAGAATCAAGGATTAGGACTAAAGAAGCTTTTAGAGAAGACAAGTTAATCGAGGAGCAAAGAAAAAAAGAAAAAGAAGCACGAACAATTAGATTAGGTATGACTAGTGAAGAAGTATTATCAAGGTGGGGAGAACCAAAAGATGTTAATAGAACTATTACTAAATATGGAACTAGCGAACAATGGGTTTATCCTAATTATGTGTATTTGTATTTTGATGACGGAGTTTTAACGACAATTCAAGATTAAAATTTGATTAGTGGGGATGGGGCGAATAGTCTCATCTTGATACACTGACCAATTTACAATGCTTAGAAAAGATGACCTAAACAAAAAGCCCTCATACCATCATTGAGGGCTTCTTTTACATGGTTAGACATATCTTACGCGGGGTGTTTGTTCACTGTATAGAAACCATGTATTTTAATATTATCCAGTAAGTGTATTTGTTATTTATGTGAGAACCGCAATATAGTGATCAATCAATTATTAGTGATAAATCATGCCGATCACCCGCTGATTTACTTTTTAATTTTTCACATAGCCCTCGTTCTTTAATCTCATCTTTTAAAATTGAAATAAAATCTATATCTAAGTTTAATTTAATGGCTTCGTAATAAGATTCTATTAATGTCTCATTATCTAAATCTAACATATACTAACCTCCTTTATCTTCCTTTTGGTATATAATTTCCCAATCTTGTATGACAGTCATACATAATATTTTAACTATTTAAAACCTATTAATAAACCGAATTAGTAAAAAAACTTTATTAAGTTTTCGACAAAATATACATTATATAAAAGTCTAAATATTCACGGAATGTATTGACTAATTTTGGAAAAGTGCTATGATCAAAGAAAAGGAGGTTTGTCTATGTATAATGAATTAGCTAAACACTTTGAAGCAAAATTAAAACGTGCGCTAAAACCTGAGGAAATTACCTTTATTAAACAGATGATTAAAAACCAAAAACAAAGAAGATCAGCTTAATCTACAAAGAACTTTGCTGATCGCATTTAGAATTTTACCTAACTAGTTACAATCGCTCTACACTCTTTAAACAATCTATATTAATATACTCGTACTCATCACCCATCCTCAGTTTAATTCGCTTAGTTTGCATATCAACTTTATCAATTGTTCCGACAAGTTCATGATAAAATCCATCTTTCCAGTATGTGACCAAAACTTCTAACTCGTGGTTTAACGAATCCATTACAACTATCCCTATTTCTTCAAGTTCCTGTTCATCCAGTTCATGCTTAGGTATTTTCTTGTTATCTTCTTTAAGTTTTTTTAGTGCTTCTACGTGCTCAGGCAGCATCATACGAGAACCTTCCCACCTCATGTTAGAACCTTTTGCTATTTTGTTCATAAGAACACCTCACTTCTTAATGTGTATTCTTATTATATGCGAATGTGTGTTCGTTTATCAATATAAAAGAAAAGCCCTCAATTACCATCATTTTGAGGGCTTCCTTTACATGGTTACTGATTTGTTCTAATTGAGCGTTTGTCTGTAAATAGAACCATGTTAATTAAAATATTTACAATAAATGTAATTTGTATTCATTGTTACTTTTATAAATTTCATGTTAAGAAATGTACCACTTTGTTGTTATGTCCAAACATTCCCATATAATATAAAGAAAAAAGGGAGTGTTTGAACATGAAAACAAACTTTGCTAAAATCGTTAATCAATTTGAATTAAAGCTTAACCGCAAATTAACAGAAGTTGAATATCACATGCTTTACTCAAATTTTATTAAGTCGTCTAAGTACCGCAAGTAAATCCTTCTTATCCCTTCTAGTCCACAACATTAACTCTTCCATTGTTGGTTCCCTATGCTTTGTGTGTTTGGTATTTTGTATAATCTGTTTAACTTTTCTGTCTATGTGATTCAATTAAGATCACCTTTTTTAATTATATTATATACGAATATATGTTCGTTTATCAAGCGGAAGAAGCCCTCATAACCATCACCTGAGGGCTTCCTTTACAAGGCTATTGATTTGTTAGATGGATCAAAAATAATAATAAAATAATCCTTTTTAGGCGTATCTACTATCAAAATTAATAAAGTTAAATAGTATATATTAGGACAATGTTAGTTTCCCATTTACCTCCAAGAGAGCATTACTCCTCCTTTTGATAAAAATGTGCTCCTTAATTTTTATCAAAACACTAAAAGCCCTCACTACCATCATGTGAGGGCTTCCTTTACATGGTTTATGTGGAAATGCATGGATGTCAAAAACCATGTTAATTAAATATTATCCAGAAAATGTAATGTTTATTCATTGTGGGGGCTTATTGTATGCGAACATACCCATATATTCTATACCTAATAATTCTTTACCTTCCTGTTTAGCAATTTGTAATAGCTGACTTTTTGCTACGTCAGTTGAGGTGTTATTTTCAATATTAATTTTTACTTCACGCTTTTCAACTGTTCCTTTAATATCTTTAAGTTCAATATTAAATGAGTGGTAATTCATTAAAATCCTCCATGTAAACAATTTTATTAAGTGTATACATTTTGCATACATTATTATAATTCCTTCTCAATACGTCTCTGATATCACGGTGTATACGACTTCTTGTTTCACTAACGCTACCCTTTAGAATAAGAAATCTTTATAACCACTTGATTTCAATTTCTTTATTGAAGTTGGCATCATTAATGATTAAGGGTTAAATATCGTTAAAAGTTTTCGCTTTACTAATTCTGTATGCAACTAAGTAGAGAACAATATAAATTGGGAATGAATAAAAAGGAGTCCATTGCCCAGATGAGTATAATCCTATCCATTCAATTAAAGGTTCACCTATAAAAGAGGTAAATGTTGAATATATAATCGCTTTTAAAAAAGGATGTAATGTTGGTTTGAATTGTAACCACAGCATAGTTATTACTGGTATCAAGGAAAAATCCCAAGGAGAAAAGCTGGGAATAGTAGGGAGGAGTTTACCAGAATAATGCCATACTCCGAAAACCACCCCTAAGAAGTCTAACCATGAAGTAACAAGCATCGTAAAGCATCCTACCAGAAGAAATCTTGCCTCACTACCTCGTTTGCGAAATAAAAACCAAAGAACCCAAGGAACAACCGCTAATGTAGATGAAAGCCAAAACTCCCAATGCCATAAGGTACTTTCTTGCCAATACTGAAAATACTCCATTTGAATTTGATGAAGTTCATGATAGAATTCTCGTGATTTTTCTATTTTGTCATTATCAAGTAATGGTTTCATCTAATATAATTCACCTTTTCACAGTACTTCTTACCTACCATTATGTCCTGTAATTATTATGCTATTCTGCTTCTTAAGTACAATATTTCACAATTTATGGCTTTATAGATCAAAGAAGTCTTCAGTTTTTGCATTTGGTTCAATTTCTCGTATAGCCTTCATAACTTTCCTAATCGTGTTTGTGCTAGGGGTGTAATCTGGATCAGAGCATATTCGACTTGCTGTGTTTCTGCCAATGTTAGCAGCCTTACATAATTCCTCTTGTGTATATCCATTTTTATCAATAAATTTTCCTACATTTGAACGTTTTTTATTAGTTCCCCACATGAGCCAACTCTCCTTATCTAATAAACTTTTCTATAATCATGGACAAGATTCCTTTATTTAAATTAAATAGTTTTCACCAAATGGAGAGAAAATATTTTATGAAGTGGTGAAACGTGTACAAGCAATCTGAATAGACTTTAACAAAAGCAACTACAAAAGTAGATCAATTCTAGTCCAGTTTAAATAACTATCAAATTAGCAAATGTATTAACAAAAGAAAAAACAAAAGTACCCGAAACAAATGTTTTCCCTTGTCCATTAATAGCTCTATTAGGATTTTGTAGATTTGTTATAAGAACGAAGTGGAGGGGAGGAAGGAAAGGGAAGAGCAACAGCGCTCGTAAGGAAAGTATAACTTATTATTTTGCCCAATCTAAAAATGGTTATACATCATTTTTAAAAATAATTATGGAAATTTTAGGAGGCACACATGAGTAAACAACAAGTTATTAATTTCCGTGATTTCATGGATGGCTCGTACAAACTGAAGAAGAAGTCAGTTAAGGTTACATTATTTTCTGCACTACCAG